GGTAGTGACGCCGTATCGAGCGGGCGCCGTCACGCTCCCGACCAGCCCGTAGCTGGTCCCCCCGTCAATGCTGGCGTGGACCTCACACCCACCCCAAAGGTCCGGCGTGCCGCTGGTTCCCATCCAGATCTCATGTTGCCCGGATTGTCCAGATTGCCTCAGGAACGCCGGAGGCTCAAAGATGATGGGCGCCGTGGCATTGCCCGGGTCGGCGTTGACGTTGGGGGCCGTGCCGTCGCCTGTCTGCGGAGTGTAGAGCGTGTGGGTGGCCACGCCAAAGGGCCACTCCTCCGCCAGCACCGAGAGGGTTCCTTCCTCGTTCTCCTCGATGTCGATGATGCGCACCGGCTTCAGGGTCAGCCCCAGGTAGGGCACCGTGAGGGTGACCAGGTCCATCGACTCGAGCAGGCAGAAGCGCCATCCGAGCTTGAACTTGAACTTGTTCCGGCAGTAGACGGAGCGCTGGGCCAGGATCCGGGAGATGGTCAGGGCGATGCTCGCCCGCTTGATGCAGGGCAGATCCACGGCCTCGCTCTTGCGAAGACCGAACACCTCGACATCCACCGGGTCGGGATCATCCAGGGTGTTCTCGTTGTAGTCCAGCGCCCGGTCCCGGAACTTCACCGGCACGCAGTTCCAGGCGTCGACAGGGCTCACCCGCTCGACTTCCACCGGATCCTCATCGTCGCCCGCCAGGAAATCGTCCAGGGTCAGGTCGTAGAGGGGCGTGACGTTGGGTGTGTAGGTGGTGCCGTTTCCGGTGATGACCGTATCGCCGTAGGGGATCACCTTGAGCTTGCCCTCGGACCAAACGGCCTCGCTGTTCGTGGCCTTCAGGATCTCCTCCACGTGCCCCTTGGCGGCCGCCTGCTCTGTCCAGCTGGGCGAGAGCCAGAGCCCCGCGGCCGTGCAGTAGGTGCGCCAGGTCGCCAAGTTCCCAATGCGGGCCGCGTCCCATCCCGCGCCGGTGAGGGGATCGCAGAGGTAGTGGGGCAGGATGTCGGCCGGGTGGGCGTCGAGGTTGCCGCTGCCCACCGCGCAGAACCCCGTCACCTCGAAGCTGTGGTTCTTGAGGGTCGCAGACCCGCCCAGGTCGCAGGCGGGATGCACGGCCAGGACGGTGCCCGCGTAGGCCAGGGCCTGCGCCGGATACTTCGACGTCAGGTAGGACCAAACGCTTTGGGTTCGGGAGCCGTTCAGCAGGGTGAATCCGTAGCCCGCCAGGCTGCCGATCTCCTTGTCCCGCCAGACCCGGTTGATGGTGGCGGGCCCCTCGCAGATCGCCAGCATGACGGCGGCCGTGTAGGTGTAGGTCGTGGAAACCTGGGTCGATCCTCCGCCACCCCCCTTCCCCACCTTCTGCGTGCTGGTGTGGGGGATGGCTGTGAAAGCCGCGTACCAGATCAGGTTTGCAGCCACCCGGTCCGTGCCGTAGACCAGGGCGATGGCCCCGCCGTAGCAACTGGTCTGGATGGCGACCCCCGCCAGGCGTTCCTCGCTCTGGTAGCTGGTCTTGCCCCCGCCGAACATGCCGCTCACTGGGCACCTCCCCACGCGCGCAGGCGCCAGCACCCCCGCAGGCGCTTGGCCAGCCCCTGGTTGGCCAGGGTGTCGTCCAGCACCACGGCCCCGGCCTCGATGTGGCTATGCAGAACCACCGGCCACTCGATCACGATGGCGCCGTGGCTGATGCAGCGACCAAAGCGATAGAGCGCCAGGTCACCCGGTAGGGGTTTGGCCTCGTCCGGGAGCCGGTCGCAGAAGCGCTCGACGATGGCCAGATACCGTTCCTCGTCCTGGTGCAAGTGCCAGTCGTGGGGATAGGTCCCTGGGTCGACGTGGGGAATCAGCCCCACGGCCTCAAAGACCGCCAGCGGCAGCTGCCCACAGTCCACCCCTGCGCCCTTCACCCGGGCGGCAGAGTGGTATGGGGTGTTGAGCCAGGTCATGGCCTCGGCGACTACGGCGGCCCGGCTCATCGGGCCGTCTCCGGAGGCGGAACAAAGGGGAAGCCCCGGAACTTGGCGAGATTGCCCAGGGCCGTGCAGGCGGCCACGGTGCGCGCGCAGCCCGGATAGACCGTGAAAGTGTCGCCCGCGGCCGGGACGGCAGGCAGGGGCAAGGCCAGGGTGAAGGCGCCGCCCGCCCAGCGCTTCACCGCCCTGCGCGCACCCGCGCAGGGCCCGCTCGTGTAGGCCAGCACCCCGAGGTCGAAATACCCTGCAGCCTGGCCCAGGGCACAGGGAATGCTGAGGACCGTCGCACCGCTGCCGGTCGTGCCGGTGACGGTCTTGGCCGCCCTGCTGAGGCCGCACCCGGCCGAGTAGACCGCATGGCCACACCCGGGCTGGTACAGGTAGCGGGGCATCTGAGCGTTGAGCTTCTCGATCTCGCTCTTCACCCCCAGCTTCACCCGGGTGGAGGATGGATCCACCCCGGCCACGGCCCCCTCAAAGAGGTGCACGGCGCCCGGGCTGGTGTCGCCTGGGGTCGGCATGAACACGCGCTGCAGGAGCACCCGGGCCCCGTCCAGAGCACCATTGGCCGCCGCCTGGGGGAGCGGGATACCCAGGAGCAGAGCGCTGTCGCCACAGAGCAGGGTGAGGTCCAGAGTGTCCACCTCGAGGCCCCGGGCCACCCGGGTCTTGCCACGCGTGAAGGCCGGGATGGTCCCGGCAGCGGTCTGGAAGGTCTGGGCCGAAAGCACCAGGTCCGAATCCCAGGAGGTAAGACGCAGCACCTGGCCGCCCACCAGGGTCAGCATGACGAGGTCCGCCATCAGAAACGTGTTTCCGCTATTCAGCAGGGTGATGAGCTGGGCGCTGGCCGACTTCATCACTTCACCGAAACGAGATCGACGGTGACCTGCCAGGTGTGGCCACCACCGCTCACGGTGTTCATGGCGATCCGCTCGGCCTCGAGCTTGTCCTGGTCGAAGCGCACCCGGCGCTGAGCCCCATCGTAGGGGTCATTGAAGAGGAAGGAATCCCAGCGGCCGCGATGCGTCTCAAAGAAGGTCATCAGGGTCTGGACCTCCTGGAGGGCGGCCACGGAGCGCAGCACGTTGAACTTCAACTTGTAGGCATAGCGAGGGGTGGCGCTCCAGGACGCCCGCAGCTCCTTGCCGCTGCGGCTTTTCTGGATCGAGGTCTCAAAGATCGGCGTGCGCTTCACGCTCACGTCGAGGCCAGGGAAAGAGGGAAAGACAGAATTGCTCACCCGATCCTCCCGTTCCGGGCAGCGTCCTTCATGATCTTCACGAGCCCCCCCTGGTGGCGGCGCAGGAAGTCTTCCCCTCCCCGGGCATCCATGAACTGGGCTGAGAAGTGGTACACATCGCCACCCCCACCCGAGCGCCCGCCCTCCAGTTCCTGGAAGACATTTCGGAAGCCGTTGGAGATCTTCGCCGGAAGGACCATTTCCTGGGCGTGCGTCTGCACCAGCGGATTCACGCCCGCAGGGATGTCGTACCCGCCTGCTGCCGACATGAGCTTCGAGGACATGCCGATGACGGCCGCCAGGGCGACACCGGCCGCAACGGGAGCCAGGAAGGGACCGACGTAGGGAATGCTCACGATGGCCGAGTAGGCTCCTGCGGCCGCCTTGTAGGCCTGGATGGCGACCCACTTCAGGCCGGTCCAGATCGCCAGGGCCACGCTCTTGATCGCGCCCCAGGTTTCCAGAGCGATGCGAGCGAGCACGCTCTGGCCGGTGGCAGCGGTCTTCCCGGTCTCGGCGGCCCGGTGAACCATGACCTCCTTGGCCTTGTTCATCACGAACACCGCCAGCATGCGCATCTGGCCCGCCACCCAGGTCGTCGCCATCTGGGCAATGGCCTGGTCAACCATGCTCCCCAGGCCCTTCCAGACGTTCGACATCGCCCCGGCCCAGCTCATGGTTCCCGCCAGCAGCCCCTCGAGGCTGGAGTTGAAGGCCTGCGTGAGGGGCTGCAGGAAGCCGGTGACCTGCTGCTGTTGCTCGACCAGGGCCTGGCCCTGAATGTTCTTGATGCGCTGGTGGTGCTCCAGCTCCAGCTGCTCGAGCTGATTCAGGATTTCCTGCCGCCGGACCACATCGGACTCGACCTCAAGGCTTTGCTCGAGGCCCTGCAGCTTGATCTCATACCGCCTGCGCTCCAACTCCTGGAGGGCGGCCAATTCTTCCTGGGCACTGATCTCCCCGAGCTGCGCGCGGCGCGCCAGGGCATCCGCCTCCGCATCCAAGGCGATGAGCGCAGCTTCGGCTTCGCCCCGGGCCCGAGTCTGCGCGAGATCCGCCATCTTGGCCCCGTGCTTGGCGGCCTCCTCCTCCAGCTTCTTGTTGGCGGCCTTGGCCTCGTCGTCGATCTGCTTGCGCAGGTCCTCAGCCTTCAGCGTCGCCTTGACCCAATCCTCGCTCCCCTTCTTAAGTGCAGAGAGCTTGGACTCCCAATAGGCCAGCTCCGCGGCCTTCCCGTATTCGGAGGCCTCAGCGCCCTTGTTGATGAGAAGGGCCTTCTGTCGATCCCAAGCCTTCGAGATCGCCTCGAAGGGGGAGGTCTTGGCGCCTTGGTCGGGGTCAAAGGTGGCGGAAGATTCCTCCGGCCCGCCCTTCTTGGCAGGCATCTTGTCCGTCCAGAGACCCTTCGATTCCTTGGCGAAACTCTTCCAGGACTCTGCGATCCCCTGGCCAGCGGCCACCAGTTCATTCTTGATGTTCTGCGCGCCCTCTTTGGCGAGCCTCTGGGCTTCGGAGAAGTTGCCCTTCACCACGTTGTAGATGACGAGCCCGACCGTCTTCCAGCCCTCGATCATGGAGGCGATGCCCGCCGTCACGGCGATGGTGAGGGTCTCGACAATGGCCTTGAGCAGCAGAAAGACCTGGGTCACGCCCTTAATGGCGTACTCGAGGGTCTTGGCCAGCCCCGGCCCGATGTCGCCCATGAAGGCCCCGAGCTTGGTCAACGCCGGAAGCACGGCACTCCCAACCTGCACCTTCAGGCTGGTCATGACATCACCCACGTCATTCATGGCGGCTTTGTACGCTAGGGTCATGGCCACACCCTCGGGCCCGACAACCAGGTGGAGACGCTCCGCCTTCTCCTTCGCCTCGGCCATGACCTGGGTATTGAGCAACAGCAGCTTCGAAGCCTCACCCCAGGAGCGGCCAAAGATGGCGGCCCCGGCGGCGTTCCGATCCGTGCCCGCCTTCAGGTTGTTCAACTTGCCGAGCACCTCGGTCATCAGGTCGCCGGTCGGCTTCAGATGGCCGTTGGTGTCCCTGACATCGATTCCCAGCCTCTTGAAACCCTCGCCCCCGCTGCTGATCTGCCGCGTCATCATGCGCGTAGCGCCGAGGTAGGTTTCGGTGTCGGTGTAGATATCGCCCAGGGCCAGATTAAGGATCGACGCGGCCTCTGTGGTGACGCCAAGGGCGCGGCTAAGCTTCAATGCCTCGCTATTCCATTTAAGGGTTTCATTCAGGCAGGCCTTGAACATGGCACCGCCCGCGAGGATCGCGCCCAGGGTGCCGAAGGCCCCGCCGATGGCACCGGCAAGGCCCTCCATCTTGCCAAGGCCGCCCTGAATGCTTGAGGCCGCAGTGTGAACGGAGGCGACCGCCTGCTGCATGCCGCTCTGGAGCTGGCCGACGTTGGCAGCAACTTGGACCTCAATCCGCTGGTCGTTGCTCAAGGATCACCTCAGGTTCATGGACTTGATCAGGCCTTCCAACTCCGTCTGCTGCTGCTCTGGATCGAAAGGGGCCGCCGGTTCGGGAGCCTTGTACTCGAGGTAGGCGGCCACTAGCTCGTGGACGGGGGGCGAGGTGCGCCAGTATTCGGAGAGGTCGTCGACATCGGAGAAAAGCAGGTCGTCGATCTGCGGGAAGGTCCAGCCAAGGGCAGTGGCGAGGCGCCCATAGAGAGCGCCCCAGACCTGCTTTACCGTCCCTGGCGGGCGGCTTCCCCCGGGGTTGGTTCCTTGGCTCCCGAGAAGGACAACACTTGGCCAAAGGCCGCCTGCAGCTCTGCCTGATTGGCTAGGTTTTCGATCTCCTCGGCGGTCTTGCCGGTCGCCATCCCCACCGTCTCCGCCATGAGGTCGAGGAGCCGGGTGGCGTTCTCCGCCGTCTGGTCAGCCCCCTCCATATCAGAGACGCCGATCATGGCCCGCTTCAGGGCGCCGACCTTCAGGGGATGAATCGGATGGGGACGACCATCGAGAAGGACCGAGGCCGCCGAGAGTGCGACAGCGGTCGTGGGCGCTGCCTTCGCGGCGGCCGCTTTCACGGGAGTGGTCTTCTTGGTCATGGCCTACTCCCCGGTGTAGAGGTCGACGACGCGACCGGCGGCATCGGCGAAGGCCTCGAAGTCGAGATCCTTCTCCGTGTAGTCCTCGTTCTTCCAGTTCAGGCCGAGCTTGGGGAGCGTGACGGCAAAAAGCTTCACGCCACTGTTCTTGCCCCGGAAGGTGTTGAAGAGCACCAGCTGGAAGGTGGTCCCCGAGCCCATGGGCTGATTGGTGAGGCTGATGGTCTTGCCCACCGTGATGCTCTTGTAGCTGTAGGAGATGGCGACCTGGTGCCCGGTGTCCGCCGCCGCGAAGGTGTATTCGCCGGTGACGGCATTGACCGAATACTGCCCCGCCGCGGGCGCGCTGGCCACGCGCGTCATGGTCAGACCCGTGTTCAGGTCGATGACGCCCAAATCGTCCTGCATCTGAGTGGGCGACTGGCTCACCGTGATCTTGAAGGGCGTGGCCGGGATGGTGCCGACCTCATCGGGCACGCCGATCACGCTGCCGGCGACGGCCGACGTTCCCAGCGCGGCCGCGATGAGGCCGCCAGAGATCTGGCCGCTCTTGGCCTTGCCGGAGACCTTGCCGCCGCTGCGCGCCACGTCCACGGCAAAGGTCTTGTCCCCCTTGAGCTCCTTGGTGCTGCTGGAGATTTCGAGCGAGACGTCCTTGAGGGTTGCGACCCGCTGGGGAAGCCCCCCGGCGGCGATGAGCACCAGCAGACCGGTGCCGAAAACGTATTGGGCCATGGTGGGCCTCCTTTAAGTGGTGACGAGGATTTCGAGGGGGACGGACGCGATGCCCTGGTCGCCCATGCGGTCGCCAGAGGTCTCGATGGGGCCTGAGATCCAGACCCGCTCGACGAGGCCGCCGAGGGTCTGGACACGCCCCGGGATGGGGCTCTTCAGGCGAGCCTCCAGGGCGTCCAGAAGGGGGTTGAGGAGCGCGGAAGGGGGAAGGTCGGGGTCGGCGCTGTGGGCGTAGAGGATTGCCTCGGCCCCCAGGCGCCAGGAGGTCGGCTCCCCATCGGGGGAGTTCCTTGGGTCCTGATCCCCCGAGGCCAGGAAGAAGGCGGGCTGATCGGCCTTGTCCACCTCCGTCCACAGGCGAGGGCGGCGGGAGGTGACCTTGAACCCGGGGATGGTTTTCAGGTGATCGAAGAGGGCTTGGTAGACGGCTTCGCGGTTCATCGCAGGGACTCCCGAACCGCCGCCTCGAGGCGAGTGCGGATCTCCTCCCGCATCTCATCCAGCACCGGGCGCAAAAAGGGCCGGGCCTTGATGTCGAGCTGGCGGGTGAACGCGCGGACCTGCACCGAGATCGGCGCGGGCAAGGGCTTTCCCCAGACCTGTTTGAGAGTGCGAGTGTGCGCCTTGACGGACTCGGGGCCGGTGAAGCCAAGCTCCCAGCGCTTCGCATACCGGAGGTTGGTGCCCACGCTGCCTGCGATCCCGAATCCAGACTCGACCACGCGCTGGTTGATGCTGCGGCGCAGTGTGCCCGTCTGGTTCCGGAGCACCTGGCCGCTGAGCTTCTTGGCCTTGACCTTGCGGAGGATGGTCATGGTCAGTGCGGCCACCGTCTGGTGGACATGCGCCTTGGCTGTCGCAGAAACCCGGCCCAGGTTGGCCTGAACCTGCTCGGCGCCGATGATCCGGGCGATCAGCATGGCGCGACCCTCCGGTAGTCCAGCAGTGCGGTGCGCACGCTGTCGGGCATGTCCTTGGTGATGAAGGTGGTCGTCTCCTGACCGAAGCCCTTGGAGGCGAGGCCAATGCGCTCCCGCTCCCGCCAGCGCATCGCGGCCAGCTCGAGGCAGGCCTGCTCCACATCGACGGGAATCGGGTCATACCCAGCGGTGTAGGTGACCACCACGTTTCCCCAGCCAGCGGGCCACCATCCGTTCACGCGCACGAGGGCGCTGGGGGTGGCGCGGTACGCCGTGGGTGGAACCTCGCGGCCGTCGACCGTGACCCTGGCCACGGACGCCACCGGCGCCTGGCGCAGCAGCAGGAGGTCGCTCCCGCTGCCGTCAAAGGTCTCGGTGCGCTGGGCGGCCTTCAGATCTCGGCCAAGCCAGGCCTGAATCCCCACACTCACGGCCGTGACCAGGCGCTGAAGCTGGGCGTCAGCGGTGTCAGTGCTGATGCTCAGCCAGGCCTTGAGGTTGGCCACGGTCGTGAGGTCGCGGGGATCGTCGGGCATGGCTCAGTCCTGGCCCTTCATGGCGGTGGTCACCGCCTGGATGAGCGCGGGACGGTCGAGGCCTTCCACGTCCACATTCAGTTCTGTGGCCTTGGCCTTCAGGTCGTCATTGCTCCATTGCGGGACGGGCCGGGGGTTCACTTGGGAGGCGGCCTTGGGCTCCTTCCAGGGCAGCAGACCGAAGGCCGCGAAGGCCTCGGCAGCCCCGGCCGGGGCGTCGATGATGCCGTGCTCGTCTGCCTCGAAGGTCTCGCCCTCATGGCTGGCACTGGTGATGTCGGGATGATGGAATTTCATGGGGGATCTCCTGGGGTAGAAGAGGCCCGGGAGCCCCGAAGGGCCCCCGGACAGGGTTCAACTCAGCCGTTGGCGATGTTGCAGATGGCGCCCATGGAGAAGGGCGCGAAGTGCTGCAGCACGCCGTCGGCGTAGACGCCGTACTCGTACTTGCGGCTCTTGATGGGCCACTCGATCTGGTAGTAGTCCGCCCGGAGCTTCTTCTGGAAGGGGTTCGCCGTGTTGGGCAGCGGATAGGGCAGCCGCTCCGTGACGAAGAACACCGTGCCGGGCGCGAGGTTCGGGTGAACCACGATGGGCACCTCGACATTCATCACCTTGTTCAGGTAGCTGCCGATCACCACGCCTGCCGAAATCTGGCCACCAGCAATGGTCTTTACGTCCATTGCGAAGCGGATCAGGGGCGCGCCACCGTTGCCGATGATCTTCTTGGTGATGTTCACGCACTCCTGGGCGCTCACAAGAATGAGCGTGGGGCTCATGCGGAAGCGGTTGTAGAAGGTCGCGAACGCCTGCTCGAATTCCGCAATGCCGCCCGCGCCATCACTGGTGAGGGGGGTACCACTCCCGGCGGTGCCGCTCGGCTGGGTCAGCCAGAAGGCATTGCTCCCGGCCTTGGCCGCCTGCATGAAGAGCCCGTCGTAGTCGAGCCCACAGGTGCTGTTGTCGGAGGCGGCAAGGCTGGAGGCCAGCTGGCCACTTCCCGGCACCGAGGTGATCACCACCGAGTTGATGGAGGTGACGGCGCAGAGCTTCTCGTTGCCGGCCGTGCCCGCGAACCAGGCGTAACCCCAGGCACCGCGCACGGGCGCCACCGTGGCGGCCACGCTGTTGCTGGTACCCGCCGAAACCGTGACGGAGGCCGCAGCGCTCTTCTGGGCAGACCCGCCCCCGAAGGTGTCCGTGGTGCCGTCCGCGTTGGTGCGGGTGATGGAACCCGGAACCTGGGCGGTGGTGGAGTCGAAGACCTGCCCGATGACGCCGTTGTTGTGACCGGCGACGTCCATGTAGGCCTGCGGGCCGAGAGCCACGCAGATCACGCTGAGGGCCACGGAAGCGCCGATCGTGCCGCCCGAGGCGGAGGCCGCCAGGGTGGGTGTGGGGGTGGTGCCCAGGGGCACGGAGGTGTTGCCGCCCAGATCCAGGCGCTCCTCCTGAATCATCGTGGCCTGCAGCAGCTGGGCCGCAGCCATGGACTTGAGCTCGGCGAACCCCTTGGAGCTGAAGTCGGCCTCGAAGGTGACGTAGTTGTCCAGACCGAACCCGCGATAGGCCGCGAAGTACTCGGCCGTTGCCTGCTGGATGATCGCGCCGCGGTTCCCTTCCGAGATGCCCGCACGCTGGTTCGTGGTGTTGATGCCGGTGATGGCCTTCCAGTTCGCCTGGGTTCCGAAGCCGCCCACCACGCGGGGGATGCGGTTCCGCAGGGGCGTGAGCACCGGGTAGAGGACGGCGGCCGCGGGCGCCAGGTCATAGGCCTGGAGGCCCTGGGTGGCTGCCCCGGGCTGGACGAAGAACTTGAGCAGGTCGTCGCTGGCGGCGCCCTGGGCTTTCTGGAGAAGGGCCAGGGTTTCCTGGCTGACGTTGGGGGTGAATGACATGTGACGCTCCTTCCCGCCCACGGCGGGCTATGGGCTGGCTTAACGCCCGCCGTGAATGACCTTGATGAGGGCCGCCGCCTGCTGTTCGGGCGGCAGCTTCTGGATTTCCTCGGCCTGCTTCTTCAGGGCCTCAGCCTCTTCGGGCTGGGTGATGTCCTGGCCCTTCGCGACGACCTTCACGCCCTTGGCCGGGGCGGGCATGGCCTTGAGGGTGGTGATCTCGTCCTGGGCCTTCTTGAGGTCGCCCTGGAGCTGCTCAACCTTGGCCAGCGCCTCGGTACGCTCCCCGTCGAGCTTGGCGAGTTTCTCGGCGTCGTCTTGCAGGCCCTCGCCCTTGGCCAGCTTCTCGGCCATGGCCAGGACATCCGCCGCAGGCGGCGCAGGCAGCAGGGCCAGCAGCTCCTCGATCTCTTCCTTGGCCATGGCCTGGAAGACCTGCGCGCCCTGGGCCAGCCAATCCCGGAGGGCCGCGGGCACAGGGCTGTTGTCGCCCTCGTACTCGGCCTCCTGGCTCATCCACGAGGCCAGCCAGAAGATCCGCTGAAGAATGTTGGCGAAATCCTCCACGTCGTACATGGCCTTGCGCAGGTTGCCCAGGGTGGGCTCGTCGCCGTCGTCCTCTGCACCCTCGAGCTTCGCGATGGCCAGCTTGGCGTCCGGGTTGCAGGGTCGGTCCACCAGGCTGATCTCGTTGAGCTTCAGGCCCGTGATTACCGACTTGTTGAGGTCGTCGCGGCCGGTGACCTTGCCGCCGATGCTGAAACCCTTGAGCACCGGGGGATCGCTCAGCACCTTCTTGATGCTGCCCTCGTCTACCACCAGCGCCTCGAAGCGGGTGACCCCGTCGTCGCCGGTCTCGATGGAGATGGCCGCACCCGCCGCGATGGGCTGGTGCATCTCGCGGACGGCCCCGAAGGCCATGTAATCCGGGATGGCCGCCTTCATGGCCGAGGCCGTGACGACCTCCCCGGCGCCGTCCACGGTCTCGCTGGAGGCGATTCCCGAGACCTTGACCGTTCCGTCTTCGAGCTTCTCGACCTTCTCAAAGTCGCCGTAGAGCTTGAATTTGCGGTTGTTCTTCATGGCTATTCCTCCTCTTTCAGGGCTGGCAGTAGGTCACACAGGCAACCGGGATGAGCGGGCACCGTCATGGCGCCGCTCGGAAAGGGCTCGGCGGCGTTCCCATCGGCGTCCATGGGCACCACCGCGCCGTTGTTCATCTCGCACTCTTCACAGGTCCGCCCGTCGTCCCCGCCGTTGGCCGTCACCCATTCCAGGCCCGCCACCACGCCGCTCTCGGCATAGGCCAGGGTGTTCCCTCGCACATCGGCGAAGGCCCGCTCGGTGGTGGCGATGAGTTCCGCCCGCTGGTCGCTGAAGGCATAGGCCGATACCAGCGCATCGGCCAGTTCGTCCACGCTCATGCCCAGCTCCAGGGCCGCAGCCACATCGCCCGCAATCTTCTCCCGGGTGACCTCGGAGATCTTGGTGACCAGCTCGGCGGCATGCTTCTCCGCCCAGGCCACGGCCTTCTCGTTGACCTGCTCGAGCCTGTCCACGGTGGTCTTCCCCAGCTGCGCCAGGGCCGCGCTCCCTCCGTCCTGCGCGATGGCGGAGAGGAAGGGCTCCAGGTCCTCGCCCAGGCTGCTCCAGTCCATGCCCACGGCCTTGAGGATTCGCAGGGCTTCGTCGCGGCCCATCTTCTGCAGATCGCCTGAGGCCTGGGCCTTGCCCACCTCGGCGAGGATAGCCTCGGCCAGGGGCCGCACCTGGGCAGCCAGGAAGGCGGCCGTGGTCTTGTGGATCTTGGCCTCGAGCTTCTTGAGGGTGGGCCGGTTCCGGTTGATGGGCTTCAGCTTCTTGGCGGCCTTGGAGAGCGGATCGTGGTCATGCCCGCAGACGCAGGCCTTCGACACGGCGGGAGAGGCCGGAGCCTCCCCCGCCTTCCCGGGCTTCCCCTTCCCCTCGGAGTCGCCCCCCTGGCCCGGGAGAGCAGGGGAGCTTTGCGCGGGTGGAACCGGCTCGGGCTTTTCGGGCTGAATCGGGTCCACGATGGCGTTGATGACCTGGTCGGTGATCGCCGGGAAGGCCGCACGGATCATGGCCTTGGCGCTTTCCTTGGGCAGGCCTGCGGCCGCGGCTGCCTGCACGATCTGGAGGAGGCTCGACACCTGGGCACCGTTTAGGGCGGTGTCCTGCACGGCCTCGCCTCCAGAGACGCCGGGCGTGCCAGCAGCAGTCCCCTCTTCGGTGTCCTTGATTGGGTCGAGTCCCCGGTCCTCCCGGCACTCGTCCACCGAGCGCACGCCGGAGCGGGTATCGATCTCGTCGATCTCGGCGCGGACCTTGGGGTCGACCGCCTTCTCGTCGCTCCAGACGAACTCGTAGCCTGTGGCGTCCAGCCAGGTGGTGAGGATCCAGTCCAGCGCCGCCTTCACCCAGTTCTGGATCGGCGCCAGGCCCTCCTCGAGGGCCATCTGGTGCGCGGTCTCCGCCGTGGCCCGGTTCATGACGGCGACCAGGGCCTGGGGGCTAACGCTGAAGGCGTAGCAGATGATGCGGGCCAGCCACTCGTCGTACTGGTCCTTCAGGGCCCCGGCCTTGGTGTCGATGGGCTCCACGCCGTCGGGCACGAAGCGCGCACCCAGGCGGTTCTTGAGGCTGTGCCACCAGGTATCGAACTGCTTGATGGCCTCCGTGCTCCACTCCTTCGGCACCCGGAAGATGAGGTTCGGAACCGAGCCCTCGGTGTAGTAGCTGAGCTGATGGAGCTGGCGGCGCAGCGCGATATTGACCGTGGTCATGACCTGCTCGACCGGGCTGTAGCCATAGACCCGGTAGCTCCGGAGGTTCCGGGGCATGTAGAGCAGCTCGGTGCGCTCGTAGTTGGCCGCGACTACGCCATGCAGGATCTGCTGGTAGGCCGGGCCCTCCTGGGGCGTGCGGCCGGTGGCGTCCAGCACCCGCTTGATCGTGGCGCCGTCGATGATGTCGAGGCTGTAGGGATCGCCTCCGAGGGTGCGGCGGCAGTAGACCGTCGGCGCGTCGATGACGAAGAGGTCGTCCAGCAGCGTCCGGAGCCACTGGCCGAAGGTGTGCTCCCGGTCGGGGCACTGCAGGAACTCCCGAATGCGCTGGGCCGTGGGGTCGACCGGGGCGCCCTTCCGGGGCTTCTCGCCCCGCTTGCGGATGTCCCAGTGGAGCTTCTCGATCTGATCCTTGCGGGTCTCGATGACCAGGCGCAGGAGGTCATAGCCCTCGGCCAGGCCCCGCAGCTGGTCGAAGGTCACGCCCTCGGTCGCCCGGGGGCGCTGCTGGAGGTTGATCCCGGCCTGGAAGTCGAAGGCCCGGCCCTCGGCACCGGCCTGGGCAGAGGCCGCAGGGGGAAGCCCCGGGCCGAACCATTCCGTGCCAGGGTTCTGCCCAGTGGTGAACTGGAAGATCCCCGCGCCGGGGAGGGG